GAGATAATATAAGTGAGATTGAAATATGTTATGATCCTGATGTTTCAATTGAGCAAGTGGGTCAAGGAACACTTCCTACAATAACTAAATTAATATCTCAAGTTTTGGATCTTACTTATTATAAGGAAGAAAATAAAACTAAGTCAACTATTAAGGGTGGAATATTATATGAGAATTGGGGTAAGAAAACCCCCAAAAATTTTCATTCATTTTTAATGAGTTCTCCGGCTACTCATTATGTTCCACATTTGTTGTCAAAGGTAGTATTAGAATCTGGATTATTTAAGGTTATAGAAAAAAATATAGGAGACCCAGAGGAAGAAATAGATTCTGATTTTATTTTTGATTGTAGAGGTAGAAAGGATAGAGATAAGAAATTATATAAAAAAATTATTAATCCATTAAATTCTGTTCTTCTTTACAATAAAAAGGGTAGAGATGTTGATCTTCTTTATACAAGGTGTGTTGCTACTTCTCATGGATGGACATTTGTTGTTCCTAATCTTGATAGTGTATCTTATGGATATTTGTATAATAATACAATAACTTCAAATAAAGATGCTAGAGAGGATTTCTTAGATAGATTTGATTTGCCTGAAATAGATAATGAATTGACCTTTGATAATTATGTTGCAAAGAGTATGTTTACTGGTGAAAGAACTATATTGAATGGTAATAGATTTTGTTTTATTGAACCTTTAGAAGCAACTTCTACTTGTTTTTATCATTTAGTGAGTATTGTAGCTTGGAATTATATGTTTAGTGAAGGTCTAGGATCATCTAAAAAAGAATCTGATCATTTTATTCAACGTGAGGTTGAAAAGATGCAAAATTTTATTATGTGGCATTATCATAAAGGATCAAAATATAATACTCCTTTCTGGAAATATGCTAAGAAATTATCTAAGGGTACATGGGATCGTGACAATGAACTCCAATCTGCTATAAATTTCTCTAGATTGGGAACTCGTTCTCAATTTCATAACATAACAGATTCATATTCACAATGGCATGTTAATAGTATTAAGAATTGGGATGAGGTTGTTTAGATATCTAAATAACCAGGAATAATATACAATGATGGGATGGAAGGAGATTATGAAAATCCCTGGTACTACCAAGGTTCAGCTTTTACTTCTGACGATATTAATGATTTCTTCGGTTTCGTCTACAGGATTACTAATTTACAATCTGGTAAACAATACATCGGAAGAAAATACTTCATCCAAAAACGTAAGCCTAGAGGTGGTAAGAGACGGGTTACGTCTGAGAGTGACTGGAAACGATACTATGGAAGCTCTGCAGAACTTAGTGCAGATAGAAAGTTACTTGGAAACTCTGCGTTCAAAAGAGAAATCTTATCCCTTCACACCAGACTCGGAGATGTGAATTATGAAGAGACTAGACAATTATTTCTAAATAATGTATTGACTGAATCACTTGACAATGGAGAACCTGCATATTATAATAGCAATATTCTCGGACGTTACATGAGGAAGAACTATGGAAACTTTGGAGAAAACTCTTAAAGAATCCCATGATTGGGCACTTAAACGAATTCATGTTTTATGTGAGAATCATGATGTAGATAAAGTTAATGATGCTATGTCAATTCATAGGGAATTTAATGAGTGGTTTGATCCAAAAAAAGAGGATCATAATGTTTATTCTTTAGAGTATATTGGAGAGGGTAGTGAATATGCACAATAATGATTGGAGATACTCTGAAGAGAAGTTAAAGTTAAGACAATCATTATTAAAAATTCTTCTTAAAGAGTATGGTGAAACCGAATCAACAAGTTCAATATATGAATGTGCAAATGAGTGGGTAGAAAAAGGTCATGTTAGAGCAGATGGAGTAGTAAAATATTATAAGGCATATTTCTCTGCTAAATAAAAGAGCCTTGATGTGTTAGAATGCCAACACCAGAAAAAACGTCTCCTAAAGAACCTATTAAAGAAGAAATTAAAAAGGAAAAAGGATTGTTTGGAAAATTAAAAGAAGCTTCTGAGGATAAAGAGGAGCAGATTGCTATTCTTAGTACATTTGTTCGTTTAGCCGTACTCACCTGGTCTGCCGGAATTTTGACATTAGCATACGTTCAGTTGCCAGCAAGACTTGGTATACCAGAGCAGAAGCTAGATCCAACATTCATAGCTTCGGTGTTTACTGGAGTTTTAGCTACTTTTGGCGTTCAGACAGCAAACAAAAAGAATGGTGCTAATGGTGGTGGTGGTTCCTCTGGTCCTAACATAACTAAAAAGGATATGGAAATGTTGATAGATAAAGCAACACAAGCAGCACCTGCCCAAACAATTAGAATAGAACAGGCACCAATGGTTATTGCTCCTAGTTCTCCACAATCACAACCACCTAAGTCAGTTTAAAATAATTTTAATATGATTACATTATGAATATTTGGAAAAATTACAAAGATGTGTTGCATAAAACCATCTCTCTTTATAATAAGGTTGGTAGTGTTTGGGCAAATTGGGAAAGCAAAGACACACATTTATTAGCTAAAACATATACCAACCCATATATAATTAAGTCAAGAGAAGTGGAGATTTGGAATGAAAAAACTTGTATCTATAACAACATCATCTATCCTAAGACTGGAAGTAACCTTCCCTGTTTTGGTATGGATCTCATGGGATTTAATGAAAACAGGGTCATTGTAGTATTTGATTTTCAACATCCAGTAGAGAGATATTTACTTGATGTTCCTGGTTTACCAAGGGCAGAAAAGGAGTATAGATTTTTTGAGATGGGAAATCATTTCTCTAATAATATATTTGTTAGATATTGTAAGATGGATAGTGTTGATGAGCATCTTGAAATGTTCCAAAAATACTTAAATGTTTATCTTGATATGTTAAATGCTACAAAACCTACTGGAACTGATACAAGTGTATATAAAGATTTTGATGAGTATATGACAAGATTGGATCCTGTTTCTGGTTATCTTACTGGTAAGTTTGGTAAAGAAAAATCAGAAAGTTTAGTGAATGATTTCTTATTCTCATATAAATAAATTGATTTTATAATTAATAATTATGATCACACATAGTAAGAAATTGGTTGTTAATGGGAGTAAAGTTACTACATTAGAAAATTTTGCTCCAGTTCATAAAAGGTCTAGAGCAGGTTCTAATGGTAAATTGATAATGTGTCCACATTGTGGAAGTAAGCAAACAATAAATAATTTTTCATGGTCAACTTTGAAATGTAAACATTGTCAGTCTGTAGTTAGTAAGTATGATTGGATGGTTGATCAAACCGATACATGGAGGACACCAAAGTAATGTGGAATATAGACATTAAAAAAGCATTTCATGATCTCAAAGAATGGGATAAGAAATGGGCTAAGAAAATACAAGAGAAATTTAAGTTAACGGATTATCAGATGTTGTGTCTTGCATTTGGTAAAGGATTTATTATAGGTGCAATATTGCTATAATGAACCCACTTACAGATTTTATTTTTACTGTTAGTTGGTTTGCTCTTTTATTTTTTGCTGTTCGTTCAATAATTAAGGGATGGAGTATGATGAGAAATGCTCCATCACAAGGATACATTGTAGAAAAGAAAACAGTAACTAAAATACCTCACCCCGAAATGGTTGATGTTAGACAAGGTGATGAATTATTAGTTGTAAAATTTGGTGATAAAGAAAAGAAAGATCCTTTACTCCAATCATTGGAAGATAGAATTACAGAATTAAAAGATCCTTGGGATGATGATGACGATGATGGAGATATTATTTCGAGAGTCTAACATAGTCAGGAAGTCCACACTGAACTAGGCAGAATTACTCAATCCGTGCTATAAATATTTTGTAGTATGGGATTGAAAAATCATGCCCCTAACGCAACAAAAGCATTACACTGTCGGTTATCACGACACAGACCTACATCACTTTGAAATCTGCGAGTACGCCACAGATTCATATGAAGCAATACAACATAGTAAAGAGGATGTTCCCTATTTACAGGAGCATCCTCATTTTATTGACTATTGTACAAAAGAGTTACCTGAGATTGATAGAATCACTCATCTCATGGCATCAGGTATCCCAATGGGACACTAAATATGAAAAAAAATGAATTAAAACATGAAATTATGTGGTGGATGAGTAGACTTACAATAATGCTTACGTCATTATTCCTTTCCTTTTCATTAGCATCAACAGCATATGCTGCTGATATACAGATGGGTTATGAAGGCAACTTAGTCTTTGAA